GCGCGCCTCGCGGAACGACCCCTCGAAACCCCTCAGCAGATTCGCATACTCCTTGAGGCCGGCGCGCTCCAGCCAATACGGCGCGATTTCCTTGATGGCCGCCCATGCGAGAACTTCCGCGCGCCGGATCCTGATTTCACGCGGTGCCGTCGTGCCGACCAGCCTGGGGATGCGATCCCGCAGCGCATCTCGCACCCACTGCGGACCTCGGTCATTGGCAGCTCTGCAGGCCGCTGCGAGCGCGGTATCCACGCACTTCGGCCGGTCCGACCAGTCCTCGCCAGCCACGAAGGCCGCAAGCTCCATCGCGCATGCGCCGCGCGACAGATCGTCGGAAGGCGGGTGCGCACCAGTCGTGAGCTGGTACGACGCAACCTCGTGAAATCTCCTCAGCGCAATCTCTTTCAACATGGTCACTTCTCCTTGTTTGACATTTGACTCGTTATGCGCACTCACCGCATCACCCTCCTGGCTTTGTTCCTGCACTCCTTGCACGTCCGCCGCCGGTAACGCCGGCCACCATGATCGATGCCAGTGACGTGAAACCGCTCAGGACCGAGCCAGTGCCCGCAGGTGTCGCACTGGCGATCACCTTCCGGCTCTACCTGTCGGACCATCATGCGCTTCGGAGGGGGCTGGCGGCCGGGCCACTCCGGCGCGCAATGCCGGAGCGCCAGAGCCAAGGCGCGCATGCCCTCGACGCTCACAGCAGCATCTCCCCCTGCGCCGCCCGGATCGTGCGCAGGCACCCCAGGGCGGCGCAATTGAACGACCGCGCGTTGCGTGCATATGTGCGGCGCAGGGTGTGGCCAACCGCCTGGCGAGCCTCCTTCAAGCTCTCCTCGCGCAGAGAGGTGAACCGGCCGTACCAGAAGGCGTCGAAGGATGACGCGCCCCGCAGGGTGCGGGACTTTCTCATCGTGACTGTGAGTGACACTTCCAGAATCTTCCAAAATTGGGCGGCCACCGCGGCCGCCTGTGGGAATGATCCTACTCCTGCGCCGCCTAAAAATACAGCGTCACTTCACGATTTTAGTGGCCGGGAGTTGTGCGGCGCGGCACTCCAGATATTGTCCAATCAGCTCCGCGTAGGCCACCAGCACATCGGCCATGTCACGGTGCGGCGCTGGTGCCAGCGGCGGGCAGGCGGCCACCACCTGCGCCCGGTTCAAGCTCTCCACGGCGCGCGGCGTCGAGCAGGCGGCGAGTAGACTCATCGACAACGCAATCCCGATAGACCGTGTTCTCACGCACAACCTCCCGAACCTGTCCATTGATGGTCTGATGCACCACCCGGATGCCGGCGATGCGCTCGGCCGTCCGCGCCTCCACGGCATCGGCCGTGTCACGGATCAGCTCCTCTCGCGCCCTGTGGGAGGCCTCGGCCCGATCCTGACCAGCGCGCCAGCCCGCGCCGAACAGCGCCCCGGCTACCGCGAGCGTGGCGGCCACGATGAGCGCGAGGCGCAGCACCTCAGTAGCTCCAGACCGTGGGCCGCGGCTGACCGGGCGCGTCGTTCAGCAGGTCCAGATGGATGAACCGGCCGCCGCCCTTCTGTTGCACGCCAATGCCGGTGAAGCCCGCATCGAGGGCGAGCTTGAGCAGCCGGTAGGCATCACCTCGATCTACCCGCAGATCCGCCGCCTTGCCGGTGGTGTGCGGGCCGGTCGGCCCGGTGCTGCTCACCTTGCTGTTGTAGCTCGGGCAGCGATAGCCACTGGTGACCACCAGCGGCTTGCCGTACTTCTCCCGGAGCTGGTCGAGCGCGTTCAGGAACATGAGATTCATCTCGACGCGGCCACAACCGCAGCGGCACTCAAACTCGGTGATGCGAAAGTGCTTCAAGCCCTGATCCTCCGACGACGGTAGAGCGGGTGCTCATAGGTGCGCTGCTCGGCCTCATCGGCCATCCCTCCCAAGACCCGCCACTCCTGGCGCAGCGTGGCGTTGTCCGACAGCCATGGTTTGGTGAACAGACCCGGCGTGCCATCCGGTCGGAAGGGGTCGTAGGGGAAGAAGGCCACATCCCAGGCCCCCGACACACCCCACGGCACGATGGAATCCCCGAAACGCGGGAAGTCGAAGATGCGCATGTTGGGCTTGCGCCAGTCCTCGCCCATTTCCTCCAGCATCAGCCGGGTGATGGCCGCCTGATCCGACCCGCAGATGTGCGCCTCGGTCTCGGCGATCCACTTCTGGTCTGCCAGTTTCTTCCACCAGCCTGGCCGGCTGCCGAGCGGCACGCGCACCATCGAGCCGTTGATCCCGAGCCAGGTCGCGGTGTTCTCCCCGAAGGTGGCGCGGATGTCCAGGTCCTTGTGGCTGCGCGGCACCCAGAACATCTCCGGCTGCGTGTCCCAATCCTTGGTCAGCGCAGGGCCTGCATGGCGGCGGATCAGCACATCGGCGTCCACCCACTGCGCGACATCCGACCCCAAGACTCGCGCGAGCTTCTCGCCAGGCTTTCCCCACAGCCCCAGGCGGGCATGGCAGTCGAACCCATGGCGCGAGCCGCGCTTGTGGCCGTGCGTCTCCCAAAGCGGGAAGGGCTCGACGCTACGGCGCTCCAGCTCGGCGTGGTACTCCGGATCGCTGATGCAGATGTGCCGGCAGCCCGGCACCGCCATGGCGAGCATGTGCTGCACGGCGGCGATGACCTCGGGCGTGTAGCCGGCGTTGCTGCGCCAGCCGCCGCGGGCATTCCAGAGCCAGGTGACGAATGCCGGCCGGCTCAAGGCGTCACCACGGTTTCCAGTGGGGACTGCCCGGCCACAGCGCCGGCCACGAGCGCATCGGCCGCGCCCGGAGCCGCCGCAGGAGCCCCGCCGAGGCCATCGGCCGGCGTGCCTGGGGAAGCGGCAGGCGCTGCGGCGTCCGGCCCCGGCGGGAGCTGCAGGGTGGCGTCGCTGAACTGCGGCACGCCATCGAACATCAGGCCGCGTCGGTACAGCTCCGCGCGGGCGAGCACCGACTCGGCCATGTTCTTCTTCGGCTGGTTCATCATCGGGTATGGCTCCGGAGGGATTCACGAATGCCGCGGCGAATCTCCGCCTGCATGGCGGCGGCCTGGCGGTTCTGACGGCGCGCACGCGCCTCCTTGATGGCCTTCTCGGCCGCGGCCGGATCCAGCCCCTCGATGCTGGCGAAGTCCACGCCGGCCTGCTGGCGCAGGTCATCTTCGAAGATGGCCAGGTCGTCCACCGCCATCTGCCGGCGCTCGATGGCCGAGGCCAGGCGCTGCGCGGCTCCGGGGACGTTGGCCGAGGCCTCCGGCTCCAGCTCGCTCACGGCGAGATTGGCGGCGGTGAGCTGGTCCTCCAGCATCATGCGCAGCGTCTCGCGCTGCTCCTCGCCCTCCTTGCCGGCCTGGCGGGCGCTCTCGGGGATGCTGGAGCTGGCGGCCTTGTAGGCCTCGTCCACCACCGCATACACCTCGCCCTGCTGCGCACCGAACTCGATGCCCACGGGCTTGTAACGTTCCATGATCTTGGCGCGGTTGCTCTGGTAGTTGGCTGCGGCCTGCTCCTGCGCGGACACGAGCGCATCGGCCAGCAGGCGCACGTTCTTCTTGTCCTTGAAATGGGCTACCAGCCCCTCTCCAAGGCCAATCGCCGCGCCCGCCGCCGCACCGATGGCTACGCCACCCAGGCCGCCTGCGGTCATGCCGCCGAGGCCGCCGCCGATGGCCTCGCCCACCGCATGCGCGCCCACCTGCCCCAGGCTGGTCAGCTGCATGGAGCCGGCCGCGCCGTAGGCATTGAGCGCCTTCTGCAGCACGAACTCCGGCACTGTCTTGCCGGAATCGATGGCGCGCGTCAGGTCCTGATGCGCATCGCGCAACAACTGGATGGTGTTGTCGGTGTTGCTGTAGAGGGCGACATCCTCGGCCGCCGCCCGCTTGCGCAGCTGCTCGAAGTACTGGCGCGCGTTGGCAGTCAGGCCGTCCGCCTTCTTGCGCACCTCGGACATCAGTGCGCGCGAGGCATCCGGATCGATCAGCGCCAGCTCCTGCGCCTGCTCGAACATGATACCGATCTGCCGGCGCTCCGCCTCCTCCAGCGTGAAGCGATTTGGGTCCTTGATGCCGGGCAGGGCCGCATCCATGGCCGCGAATGCCTCCATGAAGGCGGCGTTGTCGGCGACGGTGGCGCGGACCTTGGACTCGTGCGCGGCCTCCTGTCCAACCATCTCCAGCAGCGCGGCGCGGAACTGCTTATGCTCGCCGCGCGTCATCGGGGATTCGGCCTGCTGGCGAATCTCCGCTACCAGTTCGGGGCTGGTGGCCGCCAGGCGGCCGAGCGCACCCTCCTCGGTGAAGATCCCCTCCACAAGGTTATTGGTGTCGGCGCGCTCCCGGTACAGGCCGGGGTTCAGCAGCGCCTGCACACGCGGCAAGAAAGTGCCGGGCGAGAAGGTCTCCTTCGCCCGGCTAACACGCCGCACGGGGCCGGGAAAGCGATTCCGACCCTGGACGGCCACCTCTGGCAGCTCCATCGATTCATCAGCCATCAGCCCGCTCCCATGAAGCTGCTACCGAGCGATGCCAGGCCAGGCACGATGCCGCCCGAACTCTTGCCCTTGCTCTTGGAGGTCAGCAGCGCGTGCGCCTCATCGTAGGAGATGCCGAATTCCTCGGAGAGCGCCTGCGCATACTCCTCGGCCTGCTGGACGCTCATCTCCTGGCCGAAGCTCTCGGTCAGTACGGTGGGGCCGCCCAGGATGTCCGACAGCGCGGCATAGGGCGCGAGCGCCTCGGTGCCGCTGCCGAGCTGTGCCAGCTGCGAGAGGGAGCTGAGCGCCGTGGCGGAGTTCTGGCCGGTGAGCTGCAGCAGGCCGAGTGCGGCCTGATCGCGGCGGGCGATGTCGGCCGAGCGCAGCTCCGTCGCGCCGCGGGTGAACTCGCGCGCCACCCCCTCCGCCGCCAGGCCCTCGGCCACGCCCTGGCGACCACCGCCGAGCGCACCGCCCGCCACTGCGCTGCCGCGAATGACCGGATTCAGCTCCTCGCGCAGGAAGCGCCCGAGGTCCGACCCGAGGGCATCGACCTGCTGGTTCAGGAGGTCGTTATCGCCACTGAGCCGGCCCTCCAGATAGGCCGCGCCCGCGCCGCCGCCGGCCAGCTGCTCGATGATCGACGCACCGCCGGTAAAGAGCTGGTTGACCCGCTGCGTGGCGAGGGATGGGTCGATGGCCCCGGCCGCGCCCAACGCCCCCTGAAAGAGCTGCTGGAACACATCCGCGCCGAACACGCCCTGGCTGCTGCCGGTGAGGCCCATCGAGAGGCCCGTCGAGTAGCCGCCGGATGTGGAGGTGGAGCTGCCACCGCTGACGCTGTAGCCATAGGAGTCCTGGCGCTGCGTCGTCTCGCTGGAGTTCTTGCTGCCGCCAAACAGGCTGCTGAGAAGTCCCATATCAGTTCACCTTGTCCCAGGTCGAGCCATTGTAGATGTATGCCCCCTCGCCGCTTCCGGGGTCCCAGTTGGTGCCCACGGCCCACACCATCATGCCCTTGCGCGGCTTGGCCGGCTCCACGTCGATGGGCTCCAGCTGCGCGAACTCCGCAGGCCCCACGGCGTTGGAGATGCGCCGCAGCTCCTCGGCCAGCCATGCGCGCAGGTTCGATGGCGCGGAAATCGGGATGATGCCGGGGTTGTACTTCACACGTACCCTCGCATCTCCACTTCGAGATTGACCGCTGTCACGAGCGCATCTTCCGGGGCGCGCACCGACAGGGAGATATAGCGGCCCATGGCAGAGCAGTTCACGAAGGGATCGACGCCGAGCTGCAGCGGCATCTCCGCACTCCATGTCACCGGCCCGCCGGCCACGCGCTGAGTGCCAATGCGGATGTAGACCGTCCCGCCTTCGCCGCGCAGGTGAATGCGCTTGACGAACTTGAACCGCTCGGCATCCCCCAGGGAGAGCGACAGGCGCTCAAGATACCCCTCCGCGAAGGTCCCGGCGCGGCCGACGAGCACCATCTCATCCCCGGAGGCGAGCATCAGCGCGCGGGTGGCGGTGCTGTAGTTGTCGGCGTTCCAGAGTACGGTGATGGCATCCCACGCCTCGCTCACCGAGTCCCAGAGCATCGAGGCGTCCGCGTCGTTCACGATGCCGATGGCAGCATGGCGGACGTTGGTCAGGGCGCGCGCACCCCAGGCGTTGCGCTGCGCATCCCACACCAGCGCCAGCGTGCAGACATCCGCGCCGGCCTCCGGGAAGTTGATCCACACCTGCGAGGTGGCCGGGTGGTAGACCACATGCAGCAGCTCAAAGTTGGCCTGATCGATCTGGCCGAACAGGTACTCGCGCACCCGGTCTGTGGCGATGCTCTCCACCGACACGCCATCAGTGATGACAATGTCCCCATCGGTGACCACGAAATGCCGGCCGCCGATGTCCACCACGCTCTTGCGCGTGAGCGCGCCGCACTGTGTGAGCGCCGGGCGGAACACAAACTTGCGGTTGTCCTCGACGTAGTCGGCAATGTACATCGAGCTGGTCTTGTAGAAGGCGTAGGAGCCGCGCAGCGGCACCATGCACTGCACCCGCCCCGGCGTCTGCGCCAGCTCCGTATCGCCGGCCTCATTGGCCGCTGTCGGGGTCCACGAGCCCGGCACCGCGCCAGGGGGCGCGGCGTCCGACCACATGACCTTCATCGGGAATTCGCCGCTCGGACCGTCGATGTCGAAGGCGAACAGGTGATACGCCCCGGCGGCAATGCCGCGCGCGACCGTGGCCGCGGGCCAGTCCGGCAGCTCATCGAACTGATCCGACGTGCTGCCGGACCAGTACTGCGGCGCGTCGAATCCATTGGTGAATACCGGCAGACCGTTCAGCTGCGCGGATACGATGTCCTTGGCCGCCACGGAAGTCAGGCCGCCGCTCGGCGTCAGGTCCACATGTGAATTGGTGGTCTCGGCCGCATGCACCTCATCCGCCGTCCAGTACAGCCAGAAGTTCTGGCCCTGCGCCTGGATGTTCTGGATGTGCAGCGGCGGGGTATCCGACAGCGTGCCGTAGGCGGTATCCAGCGGGCGCGCGAGCTGCATCCCCCCGTTCTTGGGGTGCATGTTGATGACGCTCGACCAGGCATCCGGCGCAAGCTCGAAGGCCGGGAGGTCCGACACAAGGCCCTTGGTGGGCATCATCTTGATGATGCGCTTGGGGTAGCTCACTGCTGGCTCACCAGTTGGCGCAGGCCGAGGTACTCGCCCGCCGGTTGGACCTCGGGAATGTGGTCGAACTCGCGCGGCTTGCTCGGCTTATCCTTGCCCGGCTCGAACTGCAGGATGCGCATGTCAGGCCCGAACGTGATGAAGCTCGGGATGCCGAGCTGCCGCGCCTGGTCGATGTCATCCAAAGAGAACTCATGCGCGTTGCGGTCTCGCTCCTTCGCGGCCCGCACCTCCGGGTGGTTATGCACCAGCGCCATCAGCGCCGCCCCCTTTGGGTAGCGAATCTTGCCCTTCACCTTACGGTCGCTGTCGCCGCCGATGGGCGGCAGGAATGCATAGCGGCCATCCTCTCCGCGGTACACGCCGGCCATGTACTCCGCGCCGGCAGCGCCCATCTCCGCCGTCTGCTGCGCGGCGTAGTAGATGGCGTCCGCGAGGCTGTCGTAGGCTTCCATCAGAACACCACGGCGGACAGCGTGACCGTCGCCGATGCCACCACCTGCGCGGTATCTGCACGGCGAATCTCGACGGCAATCACAGCCTCAGCAGCCCCGGTCGTGAACTGCTGACATGTCCACGAGCGATCCGAGGAAAGCGCGAGCCATGAATTGGCCGTGCCGGTGGTGAGCGCGCCGCTGTTGACGGTGACGCGGCATTCATAATTCCCACCAGCCAGCGCCGCCGGAGTGATCCACTGGCCCGCCGTCGAGCCGCCGCTGCCATCCGTGTGGATGATTTCGCCATTTGCCTTGAGTGTGTAGCCTGCGACCGAAGGGCTGCCGACGTTGCTATCGGAGACGGCAGCATTCGCCAGCCGCACCAGCACCGCACCACACGCCATCATGAGCATCGCCCCGAGCATCAGGCCGTCCCGGTGATGTCGCCCGTGAAGAAGTACGAGGAGCCATCGCCGGACACCACCAACCGACCGCGCGGGCCGAGCGTGACGCTGTTACTGATGGAGCTGCCGGCCGTGGTCCAGTAGGCCGTGGAGCTGGTCACCTTGTTGATGGTTATGCCAGATCCGGAGGTGTTCACCACACACACCCACTCGCCCGCGGCGAGCGTCGGGATGGTGGCCGTGCCGCTGATGTGATGAATCTGGCCCTTCGCCAGCGTGGTGCTCGTGGAGTTGACCAGCGGTAAGGACTGCACCGCCACGTTGTTCTGGTAGATCGCCCCTGCGGCGTTGAGCGTGCCCACGCCCTTGTCATTCCCAGTCGGTGAGCCAAGCACCAGGCCCCGACCAAAGTAGCCGGGCTGTTCCCATGCACCACCGCTGTATGTCAGGAACGCAAGGAACGACTGTGACCCGGCTGAGTTTGCTCCGACGAAACCAACCTGTGCCGATGTGTCGGTACCGAATACCACGCCGCGAGATGACGCGTCCCCAATCGTCATCTGGGTGTTATACGTTCCGAGGAAGTTCTGGCCCGCGCCAGTAATCGACACGATCCGCTCATTAGCGGCACCAGCGACCGTTAGCGCGGTGCCGCTTCCCGGCGCGTTGATCGTCCAGTTGCCGGCGCTGCTGATCGTGCCGCGCACTGTGCTGTTGGTGTAGAACGATGCGCCGTGGTTGGACAGCGAGCCCCATCCGGCCGTACTGATGCCGGTAGTTCCGACAAAAGCCTGAACTGAATTGACCGTGTCATCAAAGTTGACACTCACCGCGCCGGATGCGTTCAGGTCCAGCGCCGCGCCGGCACCCACGGTGACGGATTGCGCGGCTGTAAAAGCATTCGCCGCATTCTTCAACGCCACGTTGCTGGACAGTCGCCCATCCGCCAGCGTGCCGGAGCTGATGTTGCTGGCGTTCAGACTGGTGAGGCTCGCCCCGCTGCCGCTGAACAGGTTGGCCGTCAGTGTGCCGCTGAACGTCCACGCCCCGGAGATGGTCTGCGAGACACTCTTGAGCGCAGCATCATTGATCTGCAGTGCCGTGAGGGACACCGCATTCTGGCCGAGCGACGGGAAGCTGCCTTTGATGCACTTCTTGACCAGGCGGATGTGGTCATCCCCCTGGCCCACAAAGTCGGTCGCGCCTACCGGATTGGTCTCAACCAGATCCTCGATGTAGCTGCCGGTTTCCAGACTCACTGCCCATCCTCCTTGTCCCGGTTCCGCCACGCCTTGCGCAGCGTCAGGTAGGCCGTCATGGCCGCCGCGATGGAGGTGAACAGCGCGATGAGCGTGCTGGCGACCTCCTGCGAGCTTTGCAGCACCGCGACGAGCGCCGCGGCCACGGCCCCGATGTTGGACACCACCGGGTGCTGCTGCACCACATCGGCGGCCTGAACCATGATGAATTTGAAGCGATCCACGAGACCCCCTCAGAACGCCGGCTGACCGCCGAAGCTGTACGGCTTGCCGATGCGCGCCGCGCCGCGCTGGCGGTCCGCCAGCTCGTTGAGCGTGTCCCTGGCATCGTTGTAGGCCGCCTCCGCCGTGGCGGCCAGCTCCAGGTCCTGCGTGCGCCGGTACACGTAGAACGAGAGCAGCGACACATACAGGTCCGGATGTGCCGCGATGACATCGTTGGTGTCCGCATCGGCGGCGAGCGCCGCGGGCCGGGCGAAGTAGTCCACGTCCACAGAGGTGACGCGCGCCAGCAGCGCGCGATTGGCGATGGCGTACACGCGGGTATCGTGCGTGCGGGTGCGGTACTCCATGAGTCCCACCTGCTGCAGCGGACCCTTCGTGTCATAGACCGAACGAGGGCCGAGGAAATCGGCAGGGAGGGCGGCCGATCCGCTCGATGTGTCGAGCGTGGCCGTGTCGGTCATCTCCTGGCAGCGCAACTCGCGGGCGATCTTGGCCTCCACGAGCAGGAGCATCTCCGGCAGCTCGCCGGCCATGTCATCCCGATGGGTCTCAGCCAGCACCAAAGAGAATAGGCTTGCCCGGTCCACGATAGTCCTCCGTTACCCTGTAAGGGAGGCTTTCGTCCGACCTCTCGAACTCAAGCCATGCGGCGCTGAACTCTTTCGGGTCCTTCGACCTGAGCGCCGGATTTCGTCGCTCCAATTCTAGCAGGTCCTGCACGGGAATGCGCATGAAAGGCCGCCCCCAGGTCTCGGTCGAACCCTTCCGGCCGAAGGCGTGCGGGTTGCCGATTCCATGCGTGCCGTTGCGCTGCGCGGCGTTCAGATCGAGGATGGCGCTGCGTTGCCGCAGCGCCTCCTTGATCGACTGATCGACCTCGACCGCCATGTGTCAGGTGGCGGTCACGGCGCTGGTCAGCGCCACCTGCTTGATGACGAAGTTGGCCTTCTCGTCCTTCACGCGCAGACCCCAGTCCACGCTGATGCCCTTGCGGGTGTACAGGCCGGTCTTGGCAAGCGGGTCCACCTTGATGCCCTGCAGGTAGACGATGTCGATGGTCGAGGGGTCCAGGCCGAACACATGCGCGGCCGAGGTCGCCACCGTGCCAGTCGGGGCGCTGTACCCCTTCTGCGAGCGGTTCGGCAGCACCTGCACCACCGTGCCAAAGTCGGTCTTGAAGAACTCGATGTAGCCATTGGCCGTCATCGTCTGCGGCTTGGTGGCATCCGAGTTGCCGGTGATCGGAACGAAGGCGGCCGGCGTGCCGACGAGGTATTCGCTGACGCGCTTGGTGATCGAGGGATGCGAGGTCAGCAGGGTGGTGTTGCCACCCACCAGATACACGCTCTCGATCAGGTCGCGAACGTCCTTGAACGTCATCGCGACCGGGCCGCCGGTTCCCACCGTGTTGGCGGTGAAGATGCCGGTACTGGCGTTGTAGCCACCGCCCGTGACGCCATTGGCCTTGACGTGCGTCTCGATCTGCACCGCGAGCGGTGCAGTCTGGCCCTTGGTGCCGGTGCCGTTGTCGGCCGCGCTGGCGTTGTTGCCATCGACGATGCGCGTCTCGATGTCCCGCTGCAGCGTGCGGATACGCTTGGCGGTCTGGTAGCCCATCTCGTCGCTGCGACCGTGGATGTCCACGGTCATCGACCGATCCGAGACGTTCACCATCTTGGTGTTGTACTGCGTGTAGTTGTTCTTGCGCAGGCCGCTGGCCGCGGTCGAGCCGCTGAACTCCGTGCCTTCCGCCACCGAGGAATCGCTCGGGGCATCGTCGGTATCGGTCAGCCACTCGAACTTGTGGCTGGACACCGAGTCCGTCGCGAGACGATCCTGCAGGGCCGTCTCGATGTTGATGTTGATGTTGTGGATCTTCTGCAGCACATCTTCCTTGACCAGGCCGCCGCGGCTCACCGCGGCCAGGTCGGCAAAGGAAAGGCTGTCGTCGGGCTGTGCCATAAATCAGGTCTCCTGTCTGAGAAGTTCCGAAAACCGCTCGCGCCCGGACTGCGGACGAAGGGGTGAGCGCGCGTCGGGCGATGCGGGCCGCCTCGGAGCCCCGCGCGCCACGTTCGGCGTCGTGGGTTTCGTCGGCTGCTTCTTCACCGCCTCCAGGGCCTTGCGCACCTGCTCGGCGCGCCGCTGCGCGTCACGCATGAACTTGACGAGGCGCGGATCGCGGATGGCCTTGACTTCGTGCTCATTGAAGCCATAGCCAGCCAGCATCTCCGCCAGCGCCTTCGTGTCGGCCGAACGCCTCTCGGCATCCTTCCACTCCGGCACCACCTCCAGCAGCTTGGCATCGAGCGCCTGATTGCGCGCGGCCACTCTCTGGCCGGCGCGCTGGAGCATCTCCTGCGTGAGATGCTGGCGCGGGATGATGCTGAGGAGTTCCCTCACCTCATCGCGTGCGCGCTGGAGTTCGGCCTCCTGCGCTACCTTCGTCTCGCTGAACGCGAGTCTGTCTGCCTCCAGCGCATTCCACGACTCGTAACGATCCTTCAACTGCCCGAGTTTCATGGGCTCTCGCCCGCCAGGCGCAGGAATCACGATGTCGTAGAGTTCGCTGACCTGAATGCCCAGGCGCTCGGCCAGTGCGTTCAGGTCCTTGGGCTTGGTCTTGTTTCGGCTCTCGCCAGACTGTCCGCCCTGATCCTCGCCGGTTCCGCCTCCGTCCGGCTGTCCTTCTCCCCCGGCCACCTCTCGCGCTAGCGCGGCGGCAAATGAGGATGCACCAGCGAGATTACTCTCCTGGCCGCTCCCCTGCAACTCCTCCGACTGGCTCCCCGGCGCGCCGGATGATGTTGGCGAATTCATGTCTCAGCTTCTCCTCGATTCTCTCAATCGCCTTGTGCTCATGCCACAGCGCCTCCCGCTTCTCGGCGGTCGGCTCCATGGCCCATGATTCCCGGATGTCGCTGCGGACCTCTGCGAGCGTCTCCTGCAGCGCCACCTCAAACTGTTTCGCTGTGTACATCGGCCTTTTCCCACGGGAAGGGCGGGGGCTGCTCGCCGGCCAGGTAGCGGCGCACCGCATCGCACGCGGCCTCAAGGCCGACTGTCATCTCGACGTAGTAGCCCACCTTGCGCAGCCGCTCGCACCACTCCACCTGCTCCTCGCGGATGCGCGCCGGTTCGAGCTGCATCTCGTCGCGTTTCAGCTCGATGTAGCAGCCGTGCCAGCCATGGATGGGGAAGGCGATGGTGACGTCCGGAACGCCCTTCTTCATGCCCATGCGCCGCTGCGACATGATGATGCGGATGCGCGTCTGCAGCTCGCCGGGAATCCAGATGCCATTGGGCACCGCGTGCGCGAAGTCGCCGAGCTTGCATCCAGGCATGTTTGGAGCCGGCTGCGTGGAAAGCCAGGCGATGAACCGCCCTTGGATCACGCTCTCCTTGGGCTTCTTCTCCACCTTGGGCTCGGCCGCCACCTCGCTGCGGCTGCGCCGCTTGCGCGGCTTGGAGTCGCGCACGCCGGGCGGGCGACCCCTCCGGCGCTTGACCGGCGCGGGGTTGTCGATGCTTTCAGCCGGGATGCTCACTGCTTACCCTCTCCCTCCTGCTTCTTGGGCTCGCCCTCGGCCACCTGGCGCACCAGCTCGCGGTCGGCGCGCTCGCGCTCCTTGACCAGATCCGTGACGAGTTCGGCCTCCTTCTGCTCGGACTGCGAGTCGATGCGGTACTTCTCGACGGCGGCCTTGACGTCGATGCCGTACTTGGTGACCGCCTTCTCCATCTGCTCCAGCGCGAGCGCCATCTCCTGCAGGCGCTGCTGCGCGGCGGCCTGCGCGGCGGCCTGGCGGGCCTTGTTCTGGAACTGCTGGACGGCAGTCGGGCTGGTGGGGTCGATGAGGTACTGCTCGGGATTGGGGATGTCGTTGAGGCGACCCCAATCACACACCGTGCGGTAGTACCGCTCGGCATCCACAAGGATGCCCTCCATGCCGGCCGAGGCCAGCTGCGTCTGCAGCTGGATGAGCGCGCCCAGGGCCTGGGAGCGGCGCTGCCGCTCGCCCGGTGACATACCCGGCTTGACGCGCACGCCATAGCGCGTCGGCCACTTGGAGGGCTCCATTGCGACCCACCGGCCGGAGAGCTTCACCTGCAGCGGTCCCACCCACTCATTGCGGACCAGATCCCGGCACATGAGCCACAGGTCCTTGATGAGCGTCTGCGAGAACGTCTTGAGCACCAGGGATGAGAGCTGCTCGCTGGCGCTGTAGGCCCGATCCAGCCCCATCGAGCCCATGCGATCCGGGAGTTGGACATTGCCGGTGCCCACGTCGAGTGACGCGCCAGCCATCTCCGAGCGTACCTGCCGCTGGTACTGCAGGCTGGTGACGATGCCGGCCGTGAGGTCCTGCGTCTGCAGCGGCATGATGCCGTTGCGGATGTCGCCACCCACCTTGCTGCGCGAGAACTGCAGAATTCCGCTCGGGTCCTGATCGGTGAGCTGATCGCTGTTGCACGCCCCCTCGATCACCGCCAGGCGGTTCATCGTCACCGCGTTGGTGTTGTCGTTGAGCATGCGCGTGAGCGCGGTGGTGATGTCCTGCGTGGATTTCAGCTTGTCGTAGACGCTGAATCCGTCGAGCTGGCCGGGGTTGATGAACGCCACGCCGATGGCGTAAGGGGGGCGGCGCGAGACCACCTCCTCCTTGATGACTTCCATGGAGTTGCCGGGAACGATTGCCCGGTAACGCGTGCCCTCGTGCAGGTAGTACAGGACGAACCACTCCACCTGCTCCTGCATCTTGGAGACGGCCGGCAGCGCCGAAGTCCAACCGCGTGTGATGTGAACCGCGGCATCCGACTTGTTCGACGGCACCGAGCGAATGGCCTCCGCCTTCTCCTGGGAGATACCCTCATCGTCCACCAGCTGCTGACGCGTGCCGACGCGGCGCTCCGCGCAGGCCGGGATGTTCTCGAAGTCATCCAGCGGCCACTGTATGAACACGAAGTTTTCCGGGTTGACGTTACGCACGTCGAGCACCTGCCGGCGCTCCACCACCTCAACCTTGCCGACCTTGGCGGCCGGATCGTACTCGATGAACTTCTCGCCCTCGGCCTCCATGACCGCCTTGGCGACGATATCCACGTTCTCCAGCGCCACCACGGTGCGGGTCTCGTGGTTGATGACCGAGGGGTGAATCACACCCATGCGCAGCAGGAGCGCGTTCTTGATGGCGGATGCCAGGCGATACCAGCCGGGGCCGCACATGATGAGCTGGCTGATGGCCTCGCCTTCCAGCTTGGCCTGCGCCTCATCATCTTCGCCGAACGCCTCGAACTCGGCCAGGTGATCCGTGGCGAGCGCCTCGGCAACCTGCGAGAGCGTCGATTCCACCATGGCCGACACATCGCCCGTGACGACCGGGCTGCGGCCCTCGACCTCATCGCCACGAGGGCGCTGCAGGTAGTAATCCCACGCCATCTTGCGGGCGCGCGCCAGATCGCTGCCTTCGTAGCCCTCCATCTGCCGGAGGAGATGGATGGCGCGGACATGGCGGTCATGGTTCGGGGCGTCGGCCATGGTCAAACCTCAGTATGCTGGACGCGCAAGCCGCGCCGGATCGGCGCGGTCAACTTGGCTGCTTCCGCGTGGTGCGCCTCCAGCTTGCTGGACAGCGCCTCGAATGTTCGCTGCGAATGCGCATCCGCCTCACTGGCGGCGCGGCACATCGAGAGAACAAGAAGAATTGCAACCACGATGAACGCGGTCACGGCGATTGCTACCCCCATCGGACATCCCCTTTATGCATATCTGCGCCTCGCATTCCTTTTGGCCCAGTTGAGCTGGCTCACTTCCCTGCGGATCGGCTCGCCAGAGAGAATGAAGTCATCAGCGGCGATGAGCGCCAGCGCGGCCACATACCCGGAATCCTTCACGGGCTGCGCGCTGGACGACACCTCATCCTCGCTCAGGTTCTGCACGTTTGCGCGGAACGTGGTCAGCGCCTCGAAGTACTGAGGCGCATCGCCATCGGCACCAAAGGTGACACGCGGCAGTAGGCGGCGGGCAGCATCAATGCCAGCGAACAACTCATCGTGGCCCACCGTGGCGGTGTACACCTTGCCGGGAAACAGGTCCTCGAAGTCATCCTCATTGGTGCCGCCGGGCACACCGAGCGCCGCGGACTGCGGAAGGATGTGCAGGTCAATATCGAGACGGTCCGTCTCTGATAGCTCTTTGGCCGCCATCACCGGATCGACGTACTGCCACCTGCGCGCGCCGACGACATGCATGCGGCCATCCACGAGTTGGAACAGAACGGCCCACACGTAGTGACCATGCGACCAACCCCAGGCACATGCGATAGGCTCGCCTTCCTTGCGCAGCGCGGCCACGTCGCGACGACCGGTTTCCTCGACAGCCTCCAGTGTGTGCTGGAAGTACGCGCCGGCCAATGTCGTGGCCGGCTTATTGAGATACTCCTCCTCCCATCGCGCGCGATCCATGTGCGTGAGTTCGCGCTCTGCATCGGCGCGCGGAAACACGGCGGTTCCATCATCGCGGCGCGCGGTGTCGATGTTCTCGAACGTGACCAACCACTCCGGATCGTCCTGCACCTGCTTGACCAGGCGGTAGTGGTGGTTGCGCCCACGGAAGGTCGAGATGAAGATAGCGCCACCATTGTTGGCGCGGATAATCGGGCTGATGTACGCCCAGGCGAGCGGATCGGAGAGCGCGTACTCGGAGAAGATCACAAGTCCAGGGTTGGAGCCCACGACACTGTTGTACTGGTCGGAGCCAAGCATCTGATACGTGGAGCCATTGCAGAACTCCAGCATCATCTGCGCATCGTAGCGACGCGCGATCATGTCAGCCGGGAAAGTCTGATCGAGGAACCGTTTGCCGGTCATCGGATCGATGCCGTTCCAGATCGCTACGCGCGCCTGCTTGTGCAGAGGGAACAGGTGCCAGATGTTCATCACGCGCCGCTGCGAGGCGAGCGCGGCAAGCTCCATCGCGAACCGATCCTTGCCAAGGCGGCGCGACCAAACGTGAATCTGCCTGGTCTGCGGCGGCTTTCCATCTTCGCCGAAGTAGCGCACCACGGGCAGGCGCTGATATGGATAGGGCTGCCACATGAATGGCAACTCAGTCCCGGTGGTGAGCTTCACGCGCTCCATCACTCGCGCCCCGGCGGCGTCTCCCATAGGCGACGCAACTGCGACCAGCAGCTCTCGCACACCCGGTGCCTGGGAATCACAGGCCTGCGCGCTAGGCACGAGCAATGCTCGGGCGTAGGTTGATTCTGACGCGGCTTCGTGCTCATGCGTGGGACACATCCTACCCGAAGAACCGCCGGGATCAAGGCTCGCGTAGGAGCTCGCTGTCGGACGATCAAGGCTCGCTACACCCCGCCGTCAACCACAGACGGGAGCGCGCGTCAAGACATCAAGACGACTATTTCCCCTTTCCGATCAACCACTTAGCCTGTGGATAACTCTGTGGATAACTTGTGGATATGTTGTGGATACCCTGTGGAAACAGGGTGGCACGGTTGGTGCA